TCGTATTGCTACCGATACACGTGACAGATTGATACGATTACAAGAATGGATAAAGGGGAAGATGTGATGAAGATGATCGGTTATTGCTGGAACATTGGGCGGGTGCAGATTAAAAGTCCTAAATGGATTGTGATGTACTCAGAACGCTGTGGTAGTCGTAAACCATTATTCAAGCTGTTCGGTTGGCGTATATCGATACGTTCATGTTAAATATTGCCCGCCGTTGAGCGGGCTTTTTGTTGTCCGTTATTTAGAGTATTTATCGTAAATGTAATAAATGGTGGTACCAACTAATAAACCCAACAGTATCGCGTTGACGTCTGACATCACTCGCCGTCCTTAGTGCGTAGACACGTTATGCAATTACCGGTGGATACGTAGCGCCAATGGTCGTGTCCGTGTTTGCATTTCTGACCAGTGCGATACACTTTCATGTCATACGCGCGGGCATCTTCGCGACTGAGGATCATGTCTGGGTTAGCATGCATCATAATCGAGTCGGGTGTTGAGCGGTCGTCGTTCTCGGGTTCAGCACGTTCGGCGCTACCTGGAGTATAGTCACACGCTTCGCATGTCTTGTCGTCAACGCTACGTAACGTTATCTCACCACACGAGCGACACGGGCTTGTAGACACGTATTGTGAGTCGCCGTCGGCGATAGCTTGTTCACGTGGTTTAAGCGCTGTTTTACATTGCATACATGGCGTGCCGTCGCTGCTCGATACTCTCACATGTCCGTGTGTCGTACATGGTTCATAGTGTAATGTGTAACCGTCATTTGAACGTATTAGTTCGCGCATCGCTTTAACCTCACCGAGCAACATTGGGTGGTTAAATACTTCTGGTACGCCCTTTGGCCACATTGATATTGAGTCGTCATTAATGCGTGAATAGTGTCTCGTTAGCTCAATTTTGTATCGCTGACACATGATGCATTTTCCACTTTTAGTGTATCGCGTAGAGCTACTATTACAGATTTCGCACTTTTTATAGTCAATATAAAAGCGGTGACGTATCTTTGCGGACACGCTTCGTAGGTCGGGATGTGGTGCTAATCCTCCCGTGGAGATTTTAAATAGCTTTCCCATGTGTTCCTCGTTGCTGTTTGTTAGTATACGGGATTTTATCAGTTTTTTATTATAATGGCAATTATGACGTAATAACCACTGTTTCTCAGTTCGGGGTAAAACTCGGGTGGTAGCTGAAACGCAGTCGTGGCGCGGGTTGTAAAGGATCGGGCATGTTACCCCGCTTTTTTCGATACTCCCTATAGTATTCTTGTATATTAATTGTATATGTATATATATTATACCCTATATACTATACTCTCTTATTATACATACTCATTATTCTTACAACATTAAAAGATAGAGGTATAGAGGTAAGTACGCTAAGTCATTGATTGTTAAATTACTTCTAGTACCTTCAAAATTACCTGAGTCGTTTTGATTCGGGGTACTGCTCGATGTGTGGCGTTATGGGGTGAATTGTGGCATTATTGACGGCATGTTAGATAATGGGCTGAACTAGAATGGCAATGACGGAAAAGAAAGAAAAGTTTGCTCGTCTTGTTGTGGAATTAAACAATCACGCTGAGGCGTACAGGGGCGCTTACAACGCGTCGAAAATGAAAGATACGACCATACGTAAGCGAGCAAGCGAATTAATCCGTGACGGGGACGTAGCGGGGAGAATTGACGCTTTACGCGAAGAACATCGACTGCGACATCGTGTGACCGTTGACGATCTGCTCGGTGAACTCGAAGAAGCTCGACAAATTGCGCTTGGTGCCGAAACACCTCAAACGAGCGCTGCGGTCGGTGCGTCGATGGGTAAAGCGAAATTACTCGGACTCGACAAACAACTGATTGAATTATCGGGCACCGTAACGACACGAACAACATTGGCAGATTTTTATGGTTCCGACGCTTAACCCCAACTTGCGTGATTTTTGGCGCACTCGTGAATTACCCGACGGAACACCAGTGAGGTTCCGAACGCTTCACGGCGGTCGTATGTCTTCCAAGTCTCACGACATGGCAGGTGTGGCCATAGCCCGCGCCAACTTTCAAACTGAGCGTTTTTTGTGTTTACGTATGTACCAGAATCGAATAGCCGATTCGGTTTACACGTTGCTGAAAGATAAAATTAGTTATTTTGGGCTCGACGCTAACTTCAAGGTTTACGCGGACGCGATAGAACATAAAACAAACGGTTCGTTATTCAGGTTTTACGGTCTAGCGCGTAACGTTGACGAGGTTAAATCGTTCGAGGGAGCGACGGTCGCTTGGTTCGAAGAAGCACACAATCTTACGGAAAATATGTTCACGGTTGTTCGTCCTACGATCATGCGTAACCCTGGCGCCGAAATGTGGTTCGCGTTTAACCCTCGTTTAGTGAGTGACTACGCGTACAAACGTTTGGTTCGTACACCTCCGAAGGGTTCGTTAGTACAACAAATCAATTACGATAAAAACCCGTTCCTCACGCAATCGGCACTCGACGACATTGAAGCTGAGTTCGAGGAAGATTACGACCACGCCGCGCACGTGTACCTAGGAATACCCCTAGAAGACGATGACAGCGTTGTGATTAAACGTTCGTGGATAATGGCAGCTATTGACGCACACTTGACAGTTGTTCCGCTCACGGGCTTGTGGCGAGGCGGTAAGACTATCGGTTATGACGTTGCCGACTCGGGTGACGACAAGAACGCGACGACTGGAATGGACGGCTCGGTGTGCATTCATTTGGACGAATGGAAAGGTGGTGAGGACGAACTGTTCGAGTCGGCTCGACGCGTTCGAGGTCACGCCGTGTCGATAGGTGCTGGACAAATCGGATACGACTCGATAGGTGTCGGTGCCGGCACTGGCGCTCACTTGAATAACATGTCACCACCGTGGCGTAAACACTTCAAGTTTAACGCTGGTGCCAAAGTCGTTAACCCTAAAAAGCCGTACGGCACGTCGAAGATTAACAACGAGGATTTTTTCTGTAACCTCAAGGCTCAAACGTGGTGGATGCTAGCTGACCGTTTCCGTAACACATACCTGGCCGTAACGAAGGGTAAGCAATTCCCTGCCTCGGATATGGTTAGTTTTTCGAGTGAAGACATCAATCCGAAACTGCTCGACGCGATCGTTGACGAACTGTCCACACCTAAACGAGACTTCGATAACGCAGGTAAAGTCAAGGTCGAATCTAAGAAAGACCTAGCTAAACGAGAAATAGAATCGCCAAACATAGCCGATTCGTTTATCATAGCGAACAGTACAGGCATGTTAGCCCGCCGTAATCTTAAAGAATATTTATAGGTGTGACCAAATGACAGACCTTAAACCACCAGTATTAACAAACCTTGACGGACTCACCAATGTGATGACCGGGCTCGGTACGGCTAAATCTAAGCGGTCGTATAACGAATGGTTACCCGCGTTACTGAACGACTATGCTAGTCTCGATAATTGTTATCAGTCCAATTGGATAGCGCGTAAAATATGCGACATCCCCGCCGAGGATATGACGCGCGAATGGCGTCGAATTAAGTGTGACGGCGCGGAAGAAATCCAAGCGCTTGAGCAGCAATTACTGTTACCTAACGTCGTTCAAGAGGGCGTTACGTGGGGTCGATTGTATGGCGGCGGCGGCGTGCTGATGATAACGGATCAAGACTTAACGAAGCCGTTAAACGTTGGTCGTATCAAGAAGGGATCGCTTAAACGATTGCTCGTTCTTGACCGTTGGGACATGCAAGCCCAAACGATTAACACGTGGGACGTACTCGCATCGAATTACCTGAAACCAGAACAATACACAGTTCGTGGCGGGTCGATGCAAATCCATCATTCGCACTTTGCACGATTCAGCGGTGAGCGTTTACCGCTTCGTTACATGGCGCAAACTCAGGGATGGGGCGATTCGGTTTTACGTAAATGTTTGGAAGACATTACCGATATGGTCGCGGCCAAAAACGGCATCGCCGAGTTAATGCAAGAAGCGAACATCGACATTATCAACCGTGAAGGGTTGACCGATGAGCTAAGCACCGACCAAGACGACATGATTGTTAAACGTTACGAATTGTTTAGCATGATGAAATCCAACATCAACATGGCGTTACTCGACAAGGAAGAAGTGTTCAACCGCATGACGCTCAATTTGTCAGGTGTCGCTCCGGTGATTGAACAGTTCATGACGTGGATTAGCGGCGCGGCTGATATTCCCGTCACGCGCATGTTCGGTACTAGCGCTAAGGGTATGAACGCCACGGGTGAAGGTGATGACCGTAATTACAACAACTCGATACGTGCTGGTCAACGTTCGTATTTAGCCGAACCGATGCGTACGATTGATGAAGTGTTAGTTCGTAGCGCGTTAGGTTATTTTCCAGACGATTACGATTATGTGTGGAATCCGTTGTCATTACCGAACGACTTAGAGAACGCTCAAGCCGAACAGTTACGCGCGCAGAAGCACATGCAGTATCTCGAAGCTGGCATCGTTCAGAAGTCGCAAATCATGCGCGAGTTACAAGCGGCCGAAGAATACCAGTACGACGAAGCGGAACTTGACGAACTCGAATCGCTCGAAGAAGGTAACATGTTCGACGAACCAGTCGACGAGAACGAAGCGGATATAACGACACCAACTACGGTGAACCAAGACGAAGACCCGTTAGCGTTTGCCGCACGATACGTTGAGCAGATGTGATAAGTACGCCCCTTGATGATAAGTCTCGGGGCGTTTTGTTAACGTTCTAAATTGTTGCTAAATATTTGAAGGAACTTATTACCGTCAGTATGAGTATCGACACAAATCATCGTGTAATCTTCACCTCGGTATACCCACTTCGACAAGTGACGTTGAGTGTATATCTCGTTCTCGTAATAATTACCGTCTTCGTTTATCAATTCTAACTCTGTATCGGCGAAACAAACGTTCCCATCCGATTCGGTGCTGTCCAAACGCCAATAGTATTCGGTTGCGTCATCAACGGGGATAACGACCCAATCTTCAATATATCCGAAATAATCGAACAGTTTTTGCCTTGCTTCTTCATACTCGGTTAGTAATTTCATAATTATTTAATCTCCGTGATGCGTTTCATCGTTGCGTTAAGTTCGACCCATTGCTCATGTAATTTCGCTTCGAGCGTTTCGCGTTCTGTCGGTTGTTCGGGTTGCTTCGCTACGGCGCGGTATTTGGCGTTACCGTTGAAATAAATACAATCAGATCTACCATTCGAAGTGACCCATTCACCTTCTAATTCACGCGTTCTCTCACCACCGTCCAACACGTGATTAACGAGACGTAACTGTGTGTCACGGTCAAGTTCACCGAACGGTACGTCGAGTGTCGTTAGGTCTTGCTCGCCTAACCACTGAGTATAGGTGTGATTGATTCCACTTGCTGCGCTTGACCCAAATTCCTCAACATTGGCATTGAACATTGATACATCATAACCTTTAGCGTAAAAATCATAAATAGTACACGCTGGTTCTGGTTTGAAACAAATCTCACCGTCATGGTCAAGGCGTACCGAAGTGGCACCTTCAGGCCAAACCTTTACGTGTTTGCGTATAAATTCTAAATCGTTCATATCGGTCTCGCTCCGTTTCATCGTGTCAACATTGACAACACCGTCAATATATACCCACTCGCGACACGTGTCAAGCGGTGTTATACTAATCGTATCGACACGACCGGACCAATCACATGACACTCGAAGAACAATTAGCCACGCCCACACGCAAGCGCCCAAAGGGTACGAAACCCGACGTAGCGGCCGGTATATCCTACAATGTGGAATTACAACGCCTAGTACGTGCCGTAACGCGTGATATTAACGCTAATTTAATGCCTACGGTTCGTAACCTGGCGCCCGAGTATCAGCGTGACAGTGCGCTTGTGATGGACTCGTGGGTCGATGTACTCACAGGGGCGTTACGTGCGTTACGTATTCGCTGGTCGAGCCCACAGTTTCAAGCGTTGGCCAATGACGTAGCACGTCGGTTCGTCACGAGCGCGAACAACTCGAATCGTCGTCGTACCGAGCGTGACATGGGTATCGATATATTTAGCGACTCAACGACGATTACCAATTACGTTCAAGCGTCGATAGCTGATAACGTGCGGTTAATACAATCAATCCCCGAACAGTATTTGACGCAGGTCGAATCGATTGTCATGACGAACGTCCGTGGCGGTGGTCGTCCGTCGAGTATAGCTAAATCACTTCAACAACAATTTGGCGTTACGGAACGTCGCGCCAAGATGATCGCTCGCGACCAAACGGCGAAGGTTAACGGACAGTTAAATGCTAAACGTCAGCAAGATGTCGGTTTCCCGTACTTTGAATGGGTCGACTCAAGTGATGAGCGCGTTAGGGATCGTCACGCTTATTTATCGGAACACGTAACACAATACGGCAAGGGTGTGTATCGATGGGACAACCCGCCACTAAGCGACAAGGGCGTGCCTATAATTCCTGGTGAGGATTTTCAATGTCGCTGTATAGCTATCCCTATTTCACAAGAAGAAGTCGACGCGAACGTAAAAGCCGGTCGCGTCGTGAAGGGTGTTAAGCGTTAACTATCGTAAACCCCCGCATAATCTAACGTAATTTTCGTACTCGTTCATGTAATGTTCGGACTGTTCGGCGCGTGCATCGGCCGTCAGTGTCTCGTCGTCTAATACAGCTTGATACGCGTTGAACATTTCGTCGCGCTTCTTTTCGTACCATGTTTTCATCGTTCATACTCCACCATGAGATCACTTTTAATTGCCAACGCCTGTTCGATTCGGGCACCTTCCGAACGTTCCCAACCTTTCAGCATTTTAACGTGCGTCGCACATCGTAACATGGCGAGGCATATGTCCATATATTGAGCTTGAGTTAAACCGTCAGGTAACGTAGCCGGGTTTAAAACTGTGTGACCTTGAGACACCAAGCTTGTTGACATGTCGTTGAATGCGTCGCGGTTGAAATTATCGTAACCTGTCATCGGTCCCGCTATGTAGTAACGTTTATTTACCATTGTTTTTTTGCTCCAATAACGTCAATGCTTTTTGTGCACTTTCGACAATATTTTGATAGTCTATTAATTTATTCTTGTGACCACGTAGACCGGCACATAACGCCTTTTTAATTAGATGGTCAAGTGTCGGGTCGCCAGTCTTAAATGCGTCGAGTACACGATACACGTCAGTTTTGACATGTGTACCACACAACGCGACTAACGTCCGTTCGTATTTATCACCGTCGTTTAACTCGCCACGTTGTGTGATGGTCGTATCGATGTCGGTTGGTGTTGCTGGTTCAGGTCGAGGCGTTGCATCACGCCAATGTTTTTTACCTGCCTGTTCGACGCCATACTGTACCCATGTGTCGCCAATGTAATAATCAATACACCCATTAACTTTACGTAACCAGTTGTAACCTATTTTCTCATTGTGACGCATCGCACCATCGGGCGCTTTACTCCAATCTACTTCATTCATATCGTTCTCGCTTCGTTGTTGACAATTACGTCAATATATACCACAAATTAATAGTTTGCAACACCTTTGTGCATTACGTTATACTAGCGCCCGAGTGGCTACCTTTAGCGGGGGAACGTCGGTACGTAGAACCGATTGCCACACATCCTCAATTCTACGCAACTACTCTACGGTGGTATTATGCAAATCATTTCTCGCGCGGATGCTAAAGCGCAAAACCTTAAACGATACTTCACTGGTGAACCGTGCAAGCGTGGTCACATTGCTGAACGTATAACAGCAAAATCATATTGTGTCGAATGTAAAAACATAGTCATGCGTGAACAACGAAAATGTCCGACTCGTAAGTTAAAAGAATCTGAACGTAGATCGACATCAGAACATAAAGAGCGTAAAAACTTAAATAAGCGAATCAATGATCACTATCGTATAATCCAACGTGAAATCGATAAACGAACTAACAAAATTCGAGCAGGTGTTAAGTATATATCTAAAGTCGAAGCGTTGACGTTTGGGTTTCCTCGTTATTTTGAAGGTTTGATTTGTAAGCGAGGTCACGCAAGCGAACGAATAACCGCTAACGGAATGTGCCACCAGTGTGCAATTGAAATGGCGGCTACACCTGACCGTCAGAAAACTAAATCTAAATATCATAGAGATAATAAAACTCACTTCTCAAAACTAAACGTGATTAGACAACGCGAACGCTATGCTAAATGTCCGGAATACAAGGCGTCAGTTGCGTGTCGTAACATGTTAAAACGTGTATTAAGAAAAGCTAAGACAACCAAGAACGGAGGGAGTTACGAGATATTAGGTTATGACAGGGATGAGTTGATGTCACACTTAGAATCGTTATTCGTAGATGGTATGGAGTGGGGAAATTACGGCGAATGGCACATTGATCATATAATACCTGTTTCGTGGTGGTTCAAGAACGATGTAAATGACCCATCTATAATAAATGCCCTTACTAATTTACAACCCCTGTGGAAACAAGATAATCTAGATAAACGTGATAAATTAATATGTTTGTAAAAATAACACCAATCACATATAATGGTATATATCTAAGCTATTGAGAGCTGTTAAACATGCTACGAGTTACAGTTAATGACCGTGTTAGTTACGGCATTACCAAACGGACATACACCGACGAGGGCTTCCTTATAGTTCCTGGTCGTGTTGCGCGTAGTGGTATACAACAATATCTAGCGTCCGAATTAGGTCTAAATGACCGTAAGCCAAACGAAATAATTAATGTATATCGACCTTTCGACGAAGTATTCAATATTGACTCGCTAGCATCATACGAAGCGAGTGACGTGACTTTAGAACATCCTTCTGAAATGGTGAACGCTAACAACTACAATAAAACTAGCGTTGGCGTAGTGCATGGGCCGGCTACGCAAGACGGTGATTTCGTTCTAGCTAATCTAATCATTAAATCAAAAGATGCCATATCAGCGGTTGAATCGGGCAAAGTACAATTATCAGCGGGTTACACCGCAATATATGATAATATAACAGGCGAGACCGAAGACGGTCAGAAATACGAGTTCGTACAACGTGACATAAAGATAAACCACATCGCGATCTGCGACCGGGCGAGAGCTGGTGCACAGGCTCGCTTATACGACAACCAAGGAGTAACACCCATGATTAAGGTAACACTTGATTCGGGTCGCTCGATTGATGTTGCAGACGAAGCGGTCGCCGCACTCGTAACTGACTCAATTGAACGTTTGACCCAACGCGTAACAGACGCAGAAGCCAAAGCCGATAAAGCCGAAGCCGAAAAAGACATGAAACAAGAAGAACTCGAAGCGGAAAAAGCGAAGTCTAACGACGCAGCTATCAGCGAACGCGTTCAAGCTATCGCAGCGATGCAAGCAAGTGCACGTAAAGTTGTTGGTGACGAGTTCACTTGTGACAGTGTGAACACATTGGACATTCAACGCGCAGCGTTAACCGCTAAACGTCCAACTACTGATTGGGCTACCAAGTCCGAAACGTATGTTCAAGTTGCATTCGACGCAGCGTTAGAACTTGCCGATGCTGAACCCGCTCAGTCAGTTGATCAACTCGCACAGTTTTCGAAAGACGCTGCTAACGCAGTGGTTCCAGTAGTCGCACGTAAATCAGCATACGACGCTCACAAAGAAAGTCAGGCTAACGCTTGGAAGGGGAAATAACATGTCAGTATTAGGTGGCAATAAAATCGATCATGGTGTCTCGTATGCTGGTCAAGTTTCAAGCTTGCAGTTATGTAACGCCGTATCGAAATTAAACAAAGGTACTGTTGGTATCGCATTCGGTAAGGGTGTTGTAACTGACGGTGAAGACGGCGGTAAGTTACCGTTAAGTGGTTCAACGGCCGCTCAATTTATCGGTGTTGTTAAGTACGAATTAAACCGCGCGCGTACATCTACTGAATCGGGCGCAACAGCTAAGTACGACATGACTGTTGTAACCCACGGTGAAATTTGGGTCAAGACGTTAGATACCGTGGCGAAAGACGCACCGGTTTATCTACGTGTGGGCGCAACTGGCAACGGTGACTTCTCAGGTGTCGTTGGTACTGGCGTAACTCTAGGTGTTCTAGTACCTAACGCTAAATTCACAAGTGGCGGCGCTGCTGACTCACTGGTTAAAATTTCACTAGGATTAGGTGGCTAACATGCAAAAGAATCTTATTAGCGTCGTATTGGACGCAGAATATCCACAGTTGGGTTTAACGGTTGGTCACACTGTATCGTTCCGTGACAATCTACCTACTATGGACGACGGTATGGGCTTCTATATTTCTCAGCTCGCTAACTTAGAAGCTAAGATTTACGAAGCAAAATATACCAACATCAATTTCGCTGAAATGGTGCCGATCAACACTAACGTTCCCGAGTGGGCCGATTCGTGGGATTATATTTCTTACGACGCTGTAACGCTTGGTAAGTTTATTGGTTCAAGTGCCGACGACCTTCCGACTGTAGCGCTATCAGCTAACAAGACGTCTGTTCCGATTGGTTACGCTGGTAACGCGTTCGATTACTCGTTAGACGAATTACGTAAAACTCAACAGTTACGTATTCCAGTTGACGCCACTAAGGGTCGCGCTGCATTCCGTGGTTCACAAGAACATACTCAGCGTGTAGCTTACTTTGGCGACGCTTCTCGCGGCATGACAGGTTTGTTTAACAATCCTAACTTAGCGTTAGACAACTCTACTGTTGACTGGGCTACTGCCACAGGTCAAGAAATTATCGACGACATGAACTCGTTGTTAATCAAAGTGTGGATTGATTCAGCTAACACGCACATTCCAAACGCATTAGCACTTGATTCGTCTCGTTACGCAATCTTAACGTCACGTCGTATGGATACAGGTACTGACACAACTATCATGCAGTTCTTCATGCTTAATAACTTGTACACTACTACAACCGGTCAACAGTTACGCGTGTTCCCACGTTTGCAACTTAAAGGTGCTGGTGTGGGTGGTAAGGACCGTATGTTAGCTTACGAGCTAAACGACGATAACCTAGGCATGGTTAACCCTATCCCTTGGCGCGCACTTGCTCCACAGATGAAAGGACTGAATATCTTAGTACCTGCGGAATACAAAGTTAGCGGCGTAGAATGGCGTTACGTATTCTCTGGTGCTTACAGAGATTCACTGTAAACTAGTAAAACTTTAAGTTGCTTCGGGGCAATGTGGAAGGCCCGCCACACCGAAGCGACTTATTACTAATCTCGGGCTGAGGGCTATTTACCATGTTATTAAAAAATACAGTTGCACGACTAATCACGATTAATGGCGCGTTCGAAAACGGCGCACGAGTGGTGACTTACCAAATTAAACCTGGTGACAACCCATCGGTTGAAGTGCCTAACGATTTGTGCGATAACGCATTCGTTCAATCACTAATCGCTGACGGTTCGTTACGTGTCGAATGTGAAGACGACGCAAGCGCAACGGTTGAAGCGGTGTCAGCTTATGAGTTAATGAGTAAAGCGGATTTAATCGCGTTATGTGAAGCTCAAGACATTGAAGTCGGTTCGCGTGACACAGTTAAATCATTAGCTGCCAAACTCGAAGCACACGACGAGTAGTCGCTCGTAACAATACAATCCTAACGGCTGCTTAATTGCGGCCGTTTTTATAAGAGGTGATGTAATGAATATTAAATTTTGGCAGATTAATAATACCGATAGTATGATACTAAGGGTTATTAATGGATTGCGTGCTTTTTGTATGCAGTCATACAGCGAGATGAATCGCAAGCGCGGTTTGCAATGGTCAGCGTCACGAGAAATTTTAGTCGCTGTACCTAGTACTGGTGCAATTAACTCAGCGGGCGTGTATTACTCAATTATCAAAACCGGCTCGTTACCTGTCGATTTAAAACAACGACAATTTGCATTTAGTGGTTTTGGTTTAAACGCTGATATTTTTGAGAATCCAGTTTACACCGGTGGTACTCCCGATCCGATATACAACGGCAATGCAGTAACGCCACATGTGTTCGAACTTGAACTATTGACAGGTTTTACATTGACTAGTGAAGGTGATCAGTTTGCAGCAACAATTTATGCACTCGGTCCGAACTCGCAACAGTCTAAAGGCGCGAATAATGCTGTATATGGTGAGAATTATATACTTGCCCCTAATAGTTCTTATTTGCTTAAATTTTGGAGTAAGGACACTCAAAACCAAGTAATAGCGGCACGCATCGAAGGGTTTGAAGGTGAACTCGACGTACCGAACGGAGATTTAACATGAGCGAACCAATAACACCAGAATTAATAGCGGCGTTTCGAAGCGCTCAACCAGCGTTCAGCAACGTAACGACGTGGCCTGATAATGTGGTCACAGAAGCGTTCTGCGAGGCGCTACCGGAATGCGGTGGACGTGGGTGGGGCGTTTTGGATATCAACGACTGTCAGAACTTCAAGAGGCGTGGCGTGTTCTTATACGCGGCTCACCTCTTGAGCATTACTTACAACACCGCAGCGGGCGCCACAGACCCGACAAACATCAACGCTGCTGCACGTTTGAACTTAGCTGCTAAATCGGTGGGTGACGAGTCGGTTAGCTTTCGGATCACCCAGATTCAAAATTCTTCTGATGATTTTCTGTCGTTGACATTGTATGGCGTTCAATATTTGAGGCTACGCCGACGTTCAGCTATGGGCGCACGAGTAGTGTAATGGGTGACCCGACACGTTACGTTACGTGTCGGGTGTTGCAATGGTCGGTTAATATTCAACGATATCTAACATGTCGTTACTTACCGAACACTCTAATCCTTCATCTACGAAATGAACAACTACAGACCCCTTACTTTTACTGGTAAAAGTAAGTGTACCGACAGTTCCAACACACATACCGTACATTTCAGAATTAAGCTTTACGGTTGAGCCCTCGCGCATGTTTTTTGGATACCCAAAAGCGGCTCTAATTGTCAAATACCTAGGCCACATTCCGTCCATGGTCAATGTCGAACACTTCTTAAATTGACCACCATTTTGAGTTATTGCCATCGTCACTGTATCGACACCCTCGCTGTATTCAACAGTCCCGCCTCGTTGATAATAATTAACAAGTTTATAATTGGTCAACGGACCAAGAAGGAAGTGAGGGACATCTATCTCGTCTAATCTGTCAAATTCCTTCATTAAAGTACCATCGTGAACCCCGTACTCAGTAAAGTCAGCACGTTCTTGGGATATACCTTCACCTTTGTGATTTATGCACCCTTTATTAGAACAATACTGCCAACTGTCATCCATCCTATCCTCGTCAGTAAAATCGGAAGATTTAAGAAAATAATGGTCATCATCTTCGTCACCACAGAAACTAACATGAACCACGCCGCTCTTGCATATTTTACACCTTATGTCGTCGTACATACTTATACTCATAATAACCACCGTTCATTAACACGACGAAGCGAATCCCCGTCGTCTGATTTACATAGTATCACTATTGACGCGGTTGTCAATCATTCATTTACCCGAACTTTGAGTTAACGACACACTGTTTGAGGTGGCGTAACGTATTGATTAAAAACGACTACCTCATTTACACTACAAACCCCGTATCGTTCAATACTCCCTATAGTATTCTTGTATATTATCTGTATATGTATGTATGATCCATACTGTATATACTATATGCATACTTATAATTCTTACAGTTATAGAAAGTAGAGTTATAGAGGTAAGTACGTTAAGTCATTGATTCTTTAATCGCTTTTAGTACCTGTAAATTTACCTGAGTCGTTTTTGTTCGGGGTTATTACCACATCACCTAAATTGTGTTAATATTGAGTCATTACTAATCACGAGTCTCGTCATGTTCAAACCTAAAGTCACAGTGACCAATGTTCAACAATCGCGAGACGCTATTCAAAAAGCGTTACGTGCGTTGATGGTCGACAAATACGTGACGGTTGGAATACATGAAGACGCGGGTAATCACGAGTCGGACGACATCACGAACGCTCAATTAGGCGCGGTACATGAGTTCGGTTCGGAGATTACTCACCCCGGCGGCACGTCATACGGTTATGCGAGTAAAGCTGCAGCGGATCGTAACGATGTGAGGTTCCTCAAGTCTGGCCGTGGTTACATGGAATTAGGCGTTACCGGTCCACACATTATCAAGATACCAGCACGACCTTGGTTAAACCCTGGCGTGGCGTCTGGTAACGCTGAATATCTGACAATCATTGAAAAAACACTCAGCGACGGCGGCACGATGACCCAAGCGTTAAACAAGGTCGGAGTCGTGGCGGTCGGTAAAGTTCAGAAATACATGACGGATTTACGCACACCACCAAACGCGCCAAGTACGATTAAAAAGAAAGGTTCGTCAAATCCGTTAATTTCATCGGGCGCATTGCGTCAAAGCGTAACGTATAAATTAATATCGGGTAAACCGAACGAGGGTTTATGAGCTTAGACATGGTGGGGCATATCGACCCCGTATTCGTATCGATACCCGCAACACGTTCGTCATTCACTGGCGGCGGCTACGTTGACGGCATTTGGCAAGACGGCACGACAACGGTCACACCTCACACCGTGAACATACAGCAAGCAACTGACCGTGAAATCGAAACGCTCGAAAAGGGTGGTGAACGTATCGTCGATGCTCGTCGTATTTACATCAACGACGGACTCGACGCGAGCATTCAACAGTCTGACGTGTGGACGTTCGCGGGCCAACAGTGGAAATGCCACAAATTAGATAACCGTTATTGGCGTAATTATTGCAAAGCCATCGTATCGAGGATTGACGATAAATGAATCGCGTAGAGATATTTAATATTATTCGACCAATAGTGGCGTCCGTTACGGGTATCTCGAATGTGATACTTGCTGACCAGGTGTCGAGTGGTGGTTCGGGTTTACCATCGCCAAGCGGTGAATACGCTGTCATCGAGCCGAAACAATCAATTAATCAACGTGGTCAGGCGAACATATATCGCAACACGAGCGTCACGCCACAGTCAATTGACGTTGAAGTACGTGCACAGATTATCGTTGAAGTATCGGTTAACGTGTTTCGTGGAGTTGACGCGGTGAGTCGTGTCGAACGTCTGTTACAATGCAACAAACGACCAGACGTGAGCGCTACTCTGTTTAAAAATAAACTCGGTTGGCAACGTACCAGTGCGCCGAATAACCTCACACGCTTGCAATCAGGTAATCCTGAGCAACGCGCACAAATCTATTTATATTTAATGTACGAGACGCGCGACCCGGTTGTGATCAACAACATCGAGTCGGCAAGTTATAGCGTAGAATACGAGACGAGCGGTGAGATTGTAGCGAGTGGAGTGATAGGTTAGAGTTAGGCGTCACCATAAATTAAAGAGTCTAGATATATTTTAGTTAATGCTGACGGTAAGCATGTTTGAGATAAAGATTTCATACATGACTCAACATCGTTGAAGTCTATATTTTCGGCTTTGAATAGTGCTTTTATTGACGACAAAGCCCTTTCGTTACGTTTTAATCGCATTCTGCAATCATCTTTTCTATTTTAAGCATCATAGTGAACGCTTCAACTGTCTTATTTATATTTCTAAGGTCTGCGCTGATTGCCATTTCTTTATTATAAATTTCTTTCCACTGATTTAGCGTGCAGTTAAGTTTAGATTTCATGTTGATTTACTCCGTTGCGTTGTTGATGTAGCTATATTAAACACTATTGACGGTTGTGTCAAGCGTTGCAACGTAATTATTTTTAAATTATCAACCGCGTGGTATACTATGAGCGATTGCAATCAGGAGATTTAACTAATGTCTTACAATATTGATAATATTGTTCCGATTAACGTGCGGATTTCACCGCAGGGACTCGGAACGGCTAACTTCGGTTCGGCGTGCGGCTTCGCACCTGAATCTGAATTACCTGTCGGCTTCGCTGTCGATACCCGTCGCGTCTACACGACTTTAACGGATCTATCTGTAGATTTCGCAGATACAACCGAAACGTACAAAATGGCCCGTTACTGGTTATCTGGTACGCCTCGCATGAACTCGTTGACTATTTGGGCGACTGCTGATGCGGACGCAACGTGGGCGACCACACTCAATAAAGCACGTAACGAATTTTGGTGGTTCTTCACATTCGTAACGGCTCCGATATATGCTTCATTAACTGACGCCGAAGCTATTGCGCAGTGGTGTAACGACAACGAATCGTGGTTCCAAAACTGTCAAACTGGTACAAGCGCTACGGCTATTCGTACACCAGCGACAACAACTGACATCGCGTCGAATTTAACGGCGGCGGGTTTACGTTTCGCGGGTACACTTGCGCACGCAACCGATCCGTATGCTGGTGTCAAACTGTGTGTACCGTTCGCTAAAGTAAATTACAGCGCGGCAAACTCGACGATTACCGGCGAAGGTAAAGTGTTAAGTGGCGTTGTTGGCGAAAGTCTAACGGGTACAGCTTACGCAGCGATGCGTCAAGATACTAAGAAATGTCAGTTCTACACGCAAGTAGAGAACAAAGGTTCGACCGATGCGGGACGTGTTATTAATACGTGGTCACATAGCTCATACGGCGAATTTATGGACGACGTGATCAATTTATCAGCGTTTACGAATGCGATGGGTGTTGAGTTATACAATACGGTATTTAACCAAACGACTAAACTCGGTCAAGACCCTGTTGGTCAATCGGTGTTACTCGGTGCGGCTAAAGCTCAATGTGAACTTTACATCTCGAACGGTTATTTAGGTCCACGTAATTACATTGACCCTGACGACGGTTTGACAAAGTACACAGTGGGTTATGAGATTTTGACCACTCCGGACGAGATTTTAAACTTAACCGATACCGACCGTGACGCGCGTAAATCAGCGCCGATCCGAATCCGTATTTTCCGCAAGGGAGCAATTCATTCTTCTCCCGTTGATATCGACGTTTATTAATAAGGGGACATTAAATGTCTATCAATAATTTTAGTACAGATTTATTCGTCGTAACGGTCAACGGTCGTGTTATCAGCGATTGGGGCGAAACAGCGACACCGTACACCGATGCACCTATCGACGCTAAAACGCAAATTCGTCGAGGTCAAGGTGGTAACGCGGTTCGTCTGAATCGTATTAACCCCGGTCGTGCCGTGTCGTTATACTTGAACCCTGGTTCACCGGACAGCGCATATATGCAAGGTCTGTTTAACTCGGGCGCTAATATCACCGTGACCAAAACGCAAATTGGCACACTTGAAGCGGCTATCGGAACGGAAGGTGCAATCATTAACGACGCGTCAACCGGTCGCGGCGGTTCAACGATTACTGACGATCAATACGATTGTGAGTTCAACGTTTGGAACGGAACCAAAGGATAAATATCATGTCACAAACACGGGCCTTTACAGTAAACGAAAACACGTACAACATCGCGCAAGCGTCAGCCGTTGACCAAAAAAAACTGATGTTACTACTCGGTGGTAAAATTGCGTTACATAGCGCAGCGGGTCAGGAACCAATCAACACGCCGTTGTTAGTTGGTGCGTTGATCACATTACCTGAGTCGACGTTTGACGAAGTGGCTAGTCTTGTTCTACGTCAAGCTTTCGTAGCTGGTACGACCGACAAGATTGATTTAAAGTCGTTCCAAGGTGGCATGATGGGCTATTTTCAGTTAGTGGCCGAAGTTGTCGCATATAACCTTAACGATTTTTTTACATGGCTCGACACCGGAAACGCCGAGCGTCGAGCAAAACCACAAGTGAAGTAGACGAAAAAGTCGAATGGTATTTTATGCGGCCATGTGTGGGAATGGTAGGTATTTGCCCGCCACTCTGCACATGGGCAGAACTTAACGACGGTACGTACTCGTTGGGCGATGTAGAGCGGTTCCATTTAACGATGGACGAACTCAAAAACGCGTACATTGCTGCACACGCTAGATAGAATAACGCCTCGTGACTGTAAAGCTACGAGGCGTTTTATTAAGTACGTAATGGGTGATACCATACGCCAATATCGTGGAAACATGGAGCAACATGTCCAACGTGTCGAACTGTGATTCTATCCCCCACGTCATCTACGATGTGCCATGTGCCATCAATCAAATCGTATTCTTTACCCGCTGTGATGTATTCACAACCGCCGTAATCTGTAACGACTTTACTAGTGTCACGTAGCGCATCGAGTTTAGCGCACGTCATGCCTTTCTTGCTTCCGTGTCCTATCATTTTGGTAATACTCCCCATTTATCACAATATCCCGCCGACCAACCGTGAAACGCTCGAACCTGATGTTTTCTATCATACGGATTCGCGGCGCCTTCATTAGACCGTTGTCCGTCTTTGTAAAACTCACGAACACCAGCCGACATATTTTTAACCGCGTCACTAACATGGTCGTCGAACTCGTAAGGTTTACGATTAACGTACAGTTCGAACTGCTCGCGATTACACACCCGTTGCCATGTGAGATTTAATGGTTCGTCACCCCACAGACTCCACATGTCAAACGTTCCGACCTTTCGATACACAATCCAGTTTTTATCATACGACCGTTCAGGCCACGTACCGTAATGCTTAACCGCGTCGGCTACTGTCTTGTTCACAACACACCCCCAATAACGTCACGTAGACGTAAAACTTCAAACGCTAGACCGATGGCGCAGCCACCAATAATAAACGCCACAGTCGTGACGACCGTTGCATATGTGCGCCAAAATGATAGCGCGGCACGTAAGTTAGATAATTGACCCATGGTTTACTCCGTTGCGCCCCGTGGGGCGCTTTTAGTTAGTGATTATCGAACTTGTGCGTTGTTATCTATCAACCAGCTTTTGTTTGTTGCTATGTTTGATAGTCTTTCTTTTGCTGTTGTGTATGCGTATTTTTTTGATTGCTCAAAGGTTTCAAACTCTTTACATCGTGGAGTCGTTCCAAAGCGCTTGCCGTCACGAGTCTGCTGTACTGCTGCATAAAACTTTCCGTCTACTTCGTTCATGAAAACTTCGTAAGATACGTTACGTCCTTTACCGTCGAAAACTCTTGAGTTGATTACAGTGCTGAATGATTCCATGTTGTTTACTCCGTTGCGCTTCGGTGTGTTCCTTAGCTCTTGAATCAATATTAACACTATTGACGGTTGTGTCAAGCGTTACGACTCAATTATTTTTAAATATCTCGGGGCGGTGTTATACTGTGGATATTATTCACACGGGGCGACTATTAATGTCTAACGTTATATCAAGCTTTTTAGTCGGTATCGGTTTTGATTACGATAAGAAGTCGGCGAAACAGATCGAAGGTGGCATCGACACGATAAAGTCGAAAGCGCTACAACTCGGGGCGGTCGTCGCGGGTGGTTTTGGTCTAAAGTCGTTAACTGCTGATTTCGCGTCAAGTGCCGACATGCTCGGTAAATTCTCGCAAGTGTTCGGTGTGAACGCCAACGAAATACAAGCGTTCGGTAACGCACTAGCCACCGAGGGCGGTACGCTCGAATCGTTCATGAATCAAATCGAATCAATTGAACGAGCGCGTGCGCGTATCCGTGTCGGCGATGTGGGATTCTTCGCGCCGGCTGGTAAAGCTGGACTTGACCCTAACGTTATCGCCAACGCGAACAACGCGACAGACGCTTACCTGGCGCTTGCCGATTCGTTTCGTAGCATGAACAACCAACAACGAATTAACGCAGCCGAAGCGCTCGGGCTAGATGAGTCGAGTATCCGACTATTATCACAAGGTCGTGACGCCGTTGAAGGTCTGGTCAGTAAGTATCGCAACATCCAACCATTAACAGGTCAAATGACCGACGACGCCGCGGAGTTTAACCGTCAATGGGTCGAAGCGTCAGCTAACATCAAAGGAGTGGCTAACGCGATAAGTGCTGATTTATTACCTGTTATTAATGATATCACCAAACAGATTAACGGATGGTTTGGCGAGAACCGTCAAGAATTAATCAAAGATATCGGTGCTGGCACTTCGTTTTTATTTGGTAACCCAACATCAAACCAAGCCGCGCGGGTAATGGACATGCTACATAGTATAGATGTGAGCGCAGGTGTATCAGAAGGCCCGAGACGTTATTCGTATCCTATACCCGATAATGACCCATTTTTACCAGATTGGTTAACGACGCCATTTAATAACCTCTTTGACCTTCAGTTATCCAATCCGTTTGCGAGTCAACCCGATCCGTTCGCGCCTCGAATGATTGAACAAGACGCGTCGACTTCATCAATGACGCAAAAATATAAAACAACGACGAATCAACCGATACAGTCCAACGTTAACATATCACTGAACCTTGACGGTTCGGTACTTGACAGACGGACAGTTAAGATCGTTGATGGTATGGCGCAAACTGCAATCGACGACATATCGTCAAACACTGGGGGTTAATGTGTCATTATTAAGTATATTCACACCGAACGCGCCGACCATGGCGGGTTACGAGTTTGACGCAGTTCTCGAAGATACGTTTGAAGCAAGTGTGGACTTAACCGGTTACACGATTGAACTTGGAGCACGAGTAAGTGATCACCGCATCGTTAATCCGTTTCGTTGGTCTATCGTTGGCGCAATTAGTAACACACCGTTGAAAGCGGGTTTAACTGATTTCGTTGGTGGCGCTACGAGTAATTTTATCGGTAATTCCGGCATCGCTTCGACCGTAGCTGGTTTGTCGGCTGGTTTCCTCGCTGGTAGTTCCGAGACGCGTGCGAGTTCAACACTTGACTTTCTAATCACGTTGATGACCACGGGTGAACCATTCGACGTCGACACAGGTGACGTGCAATTAACCAATATGGTTATTGTGAATTTACGTCGCACCAAAGACCCGTCAAATGAGAACGGTTTGATATTCGAAGCGGATTTACAAGAGTATAACGTGTTGACCACTGTGCTACGTAAAAACCAACCGAGTACGGCAATACTCAACGCTAATGACCCGAGCGTATCGCAAGCGAGCGCAGTTAGTAATCGAGGTGAGATACAAGGACTTGACCCGTTACCGTCATCGATTACAGCTACCAACGGAGTTATAATATGAAAACCGTCCCGTTACTCAACGGTGCAAGCAATGCTCACCAGCCGTTTAGTATTCAGTTAGGTGATAACTTACTCACGTTTGTCGTTAATTACATCACTATAGCTGGCCCAGCTTGGAGCGTGGACATATCACGCGAAGGTGTGTCGCTCATATCGGGCGCCATGCTCGAACCGAACGCTGTAATCACTGATAACTATAACGCGGGCATTGGTCGATTAGTTTTCACAGGCGCAGAGGTAACGCTCGATAACCTGGGAACCGATAACCGTTTGGTGTGGGTGTCTGACGATGAGTAGTTATAATAACCGACGCTGGTCAATGACGCTTGACGGTGAACCGTTCATCGAGGAAACCGAAGGGCGACAATTTAAATGTACGTTTGAGATATTACACGACTTTGGCGGGTATACAAGTTACGCCGACGTAGCGTTATATAATATCAGTACGGACACAGCGAACAAGGCGTTCACTCGTGGCACTGTAATGTCGTTCCGTGGCGGTTATGCCGATTCAATCGATACGTTGTTCACAGGCACAATTAACAACGTTCTACGTGAGAGAGTTGGACCGGATACGATAACACGGTTAATTTGTCGCGGCGGTAAACTTGTCGACGACCAAACGCAGATAAACGAAACACTCGGTAAAAACGCCAAAGTAACAGAGTTGATCCGCTCGTGTGTCACAGCAATGGGTTATCCGATTGTAATGGATGATGCGCAATTTGCAGATATCGATCCGTATGCGTTCGGTTATGCCCTCAGCGGCGACCCGCGTGTGTATATGGACGAGCTAGCACAAGCGCATAACTTCGATTACGTGATTGAAAATGAACGAATGGTCGTGGTACGTAAAGGTTATTCACGTCAAGGTGAAGTACAAGTCGTGTCGCAGTTCACGGGGATGGAAGGCATACCAGAAATCACCGAAGTCGGCGTGGACGTAACGGTTCGTTTAAATCCCAAACTACACATTGGTGGTATGTATCGCATCGAGTCGGATTTAGCCACATTCAACTTCAGCAATTTGTATTTTGTGGACATACCCAAATCGGCTGGCGTTGGTGAATATAAAATATTTCGCCTTACGCATACGGGTGACACGTGGGGCGACGCTTGGTCGACTAAAATAACAGGATATAAAGAGTTGACACCATAGTCACGATGAGATATTGTTAATGCCTCAGACAAGTTACCGCACACGCGGTAAACATTAACCGACTGTTGTTGGTGTTTTAAAATCTTGACTGGCAAAGAGCCGTTACCGCACACGCGGTTTATTATATTGTTGAAGTGTTTTAAATGCGCATGGATAATGGCTTTCCGTATAAATGAGGGATACCACCATAACAAGCCCAGTAAGTGGACGTTGAAGCCGTCAAAAACACTTTAACAATGTGATATTTGACCGAGCAGTAATCAGGCCGAAAGTTGAAACGCGATATATCATTAGTCTGGATCGCGATATCCTATAGACAAGTGGACACGGGTTCGAATCCTGTAATATCACATTCGATGGTTCATTCCATAACTGGAGGTGGTCCGCATGTGGCAAGGCACAGACACCTTGCAGCCACGTAACGTCGCGAGACGTAACCGAGGCGTTTAAAATATGGGTCGTTAGCTTGAGTGGAGGGTTTCTAGAGTCCAAAGCAGGCAAAGCGCAGCGTCTAAAACTGTAGACCTAGGTTCGAACCCTAGACGACCCCACTAATTTGCAATCCCTCGTTCGACTTCCTCGTTATTTGCCCTCTATGTGAGGGCTTTTTTTTGTGTTACACTTGACGATATGAATACTGCATCGTTTACTGAATATACGAAACGCTCGTTTTTTGAAATGATGAAAAACGTTGCGACGTCAATACCGGGTCATGTCATAGCATTTGACCCGGTAACTCAACACGCCCAAATACAAATCGGAGTTGTCCGTAAGGACGTCAACGGTAAGATATTTACACCCACGCCACTAATCGAAGTACCTGTCCATTTTGGCGGCGGTGCTGAGTTCTTCCTCGAGTACGAAATAAACGTGGGTGACGAAGGTGTAATACTTTTCTCGCAACGTTGTATTGACGGTTGGAAAACAACGGGTGGTGTCGGTAATAATCCTATCATGCGTTTTCACGACATGAGCGACGCTGTTTTTATGCCTGGCGTCCGTTCACAACCTAATGTGATCACAGGTTTCGGTAACGACGGTATTCGCATCCGTAATAAAGACGGCTCGCATTTTATCTGGTTGAAGAAAGACGGCACGATTACAGCGGCCAATTCAATCGGGTCGTTGACCATTAGCGCGGAGGGTGGTTTTCAAGGTGACTTCACATCGTTTAATGTTCAATCCCCGTCATTCACACATAACGGTATTAACGTTGGCGACGACCACAAACACGCAGCCGGAACATATAAAGCAGGTACAACGCCTGTGACTGAATCATCGGGTAATCCATCATGACAGTGAGACTAATCGACCCCGAAACGGGTGACATCGTTACCAGCGGTGTGCAATTCACGACACAAGTCGAGGAAATAGCGCAAACCGTTAAGACGCGTTTACGTTTATTCCTCGGTGAGAATTTCCGCGATATCACCGACGGCACGCCATGGTGGGAGTCGATACTTGGTAAAGCGGGAACGTTATCAAGTAAAGAGGCGATCATTAAAAGTCGTATCATACGCACCGAGGGCGTTATCCGTCTGACGTCGTTTAGCACTGATTTCGACATCAATACTCGCGTGTACAGCGTCAACGCTGGTATACTAACGACATACGGCAACACGGAGTTAACAGTGACAAATGGCTAATATAACGTCGACGGGCTACGTATTAAAGACACAAAATGATTGGTACGCTCAAGAGCGCCAATTATATTTAGATATCGACGCAAATTGGAACCTTGACGCGTCCACACCTGACGGCCTGAAATTATCATCAGACGCTGAGATATGGGCGAACCTAGATGAGATTGGTCAACGAGCGTATAACTCGAAAGACCCAAACAAGGCGAAAGATTACGACCTAGATGTGATCTGTTCACTAACTGGTACGATACGCAGCCAAGGCACCCCGAGCAATGTGGAATTAACGCTCAGTGGTGTAGCGGGCACGGTCATCGTTCAAGGTAAATTAGTTGAATCGAGTGTCGACGGTACGCAATGGGCCACAGATGCCAACGCTACGATTGGTGTCGGCGGGACCACAACAGTTAACGCCACATGTACCACGAACGGAGCGACGCAGGCGAGCATCGGAACGTTAACTCGCATCGTGTCGACCATTGGTGGGTGGCAAAGCGTCACGAACGCCACTGTCGCAACGGCTGGTACAAATCAACAGAACAACTCATCGTTGCGATTAGAACGCGCGAAATCAGTATCACGTCCCGGTAACGCTCAAGTCGATAACATGCTCGGTGAGATATTTGCCGTTGACGGTGTTCGTCGCGCTATCATATTAGAGAACGACACGGACACTATCGACGTTGACGGATTACCCGGTCACAGTGAAGCTGCTATCGTTGACGGCGGTGCGGATGCTGACATAGCGCTCGCTATCTTTCGCAAAAAGAACCCTGGTTGTTTACTTCACGCGGCGGCTACACCTGTTACAGTGCCTGACGTTTACGACAAATACATAACTAATAAACGCGACATATTGTTCAGCCGTCCTGTTTATGTGGACATGGTGATATCAGTTACTGTTCAAAATGACGGATCGTTACCGAACAACGCCGATGAGTTAATCGTTGCTGCAATACTGAATTACTCAGCGGGCGATTTAGTTGCTGCTGAATGTGGGTTCAACGTGTTAGGTTTTGACATCGGCGAAGAAGTTCCCGTATCGCGAATTTACACGCCGATTAACCAAGTGATTGGTCGATACGGTAACGCATACGTGACGGCACTTGTCGTTAATACGTTAACCAGTGGACAAGTACCGATTGACTTTAACGAGTTGTCACGATGGGCCGAAGGTAATATCACGGTGACTGTCAATGACTAATAATAGAGTATACGCACAGTACGCCGATAAACCCAAAGCTGTCAAATGGTATAACATCACGCCGTCGTTAGCCGATGAAATAGAATCAGCTTATGAAATGGTACGTAATACTTACGATATTAACGCGGCGGTCGGCGAACAACTTGACGTCATTGGTCGGATTGTAGTTATCGATAGGGGCTTCGAGTCGTTTGTCGATTTCCAAGCTGACACTTATTTCGGTGGAGTGGGTGACGAGGCTCAGTTCGGCGGACTCGACGCACAGTTCGAATCTGAGGGTGACATACTCACGCAAGAAGTGAGTGACGCTATCTTTCGAATGCTTATAAATGCTAAAATAGCAAAGAATAACTCACCCGCCACACTCGACGGCGTTGTGGATGCTCTTGTGTATATCACCGGTATTTCACCGATACGTGTCAATGACCACGAAAACATGACGATGAGCGTATCGTTTGACGGTACATTAAACGACGTACAACGTTTCGTATTTAATACTTTCGACGTTGTACCAAGACCACAAGGTGTTAGATTTTTAGGGTACACGGAAGAATCTCAAATCACGCAATACGGCGGTGTGTTTGGTTACGGTGACTCACGAGCTAATTACGGCTTATACTTCGGGGCATAACAATGTTAAAAATTTACAACGAATTTACACCGCGCGCATTACCCGCCGACAGTGAATACCCTTATGGGTCATTCAAAGACGAGTCGACACCGGGCGCACGTGACGGTACACCGTTGACGTCGCGTAGCGGTAATGACCTAGAAGGTTTCAGTTCGGCGCTAATGGCTGACGCTGGACTAGTAGCAAGTGGTCAACCTGATACGGCACTTGTATCGCAACGTTTACAGGCGTTGAAACTATTCAGTAAACCGTCAACTTCGGTAATTAACGAGGTTATAACGGGCGTTGAGCGTGACTTACAAAGTCGTTCACTCGATACGTTGAGTATTCTCGACTTCGGCGGTAAAGATGACGATGACGGATCGTTAACCACGACCAACAACTTAACTGCGTTTGCGTCATATTTTGCATATTTAAATTCGGTTGGCGGCGGTAAGATGTATTTACCGAAAACGGTTACCGGCGGTTATTTTATTAACGGCGATGACCCAACGCCCGCCACGTCGCCAATTGAGATTGTGGCCGATGAAGGTGTGTATATTCGGGTTATATCAAGTGGCGGCACAACTAACAGCCCATTGGCCAATAATAATGTCCGATCTAATCGTCAGATTTTAAAGATACAACAAAACTTTGGTTTTAGTAATTACACGCAACCAAACACAGGTGCGTTAGCATCATCTAATTTGTCAAACATCACACAAGGTCAAGGCGTTTATTCTGAGCCTCGAACACTAGTGGGTAATAATTTCGTTGTCATAGATTTAGCTGACCCAAGCAATACGATCACACCAATTACCACTGTGTCAGATTCGATATCGTTTAGCGGAACAGGTAAAGATATCGCGGCAGTAAAAGCGGCTCGTGTCGGCGACGAGACTTTTGCTTTAATATCTAACCCAACTCCGGGTATATTCTTCGCTGGTGTGTTGACTGCTAACGGGCATTCGTATTACTCACAAAACAGCGGCACTCAAGCTGTAATGCTCGTTGACTCAACGGCTGGTTTATCACCATTGGTTACTGGCGTTCAATATACGTTAATGAACCAGCAACGCGACTTGTTCAATAACTCATTGATGAGCGTGCGTATAATCTCATCACGTAAGTATAGTGTTTTATGTAACGGCCTAGTTATTGGAACATACAACACACGCTCAAATATCACGGGTGCTATGTTCGGTACTAGTCAGATAAATGGCACAACGTCGGTTAGTCAGTTTAGCAGTGTGATCACAAACTCGAAAGGTGGTAGCAAACCGTTACGTATCGTTGCGCTAGGTGATTCAATTAGTGACAACGATGTGCAGTATTCACCGTACAGACTTATGAGCAGCATTTTACAGTCTCAAGGCTTGCAGTTAGCTGAGTTAAATAACCTGTCAGTGGCTGGTGAGTTGGCGACGCAACAGTACGCACGATTGCAAGCAATTGGTGTAGGCTACGATTATTGCCTTGTTCAAGTTGGTGTTAACGATATCCAAGGGTCTACTAGTTTCGCTAGTTTTTCGCAGACAATTATCGATATCTGCACTTACGCTAAGTCGGTAGGCATGACCCCAATAGTGGGAATACCTACACAGTTTTATTCGCTTGCCGAGGCCAACGCCAATGGGCAAACGGGCGGCCAAAATACAGCAAATAACCAAATAGGCTATACGTATCGAGCATTATTAATACGTGCTGTTGCTTCGGTTGGCGGTTTAATTAACTTGCAATCGATTAAAAACCAAGGCGCATTAACTGCTAGCTGGTTAAGCGCTAACGTAACGGGTGTACAAACTGACTCAATGGTTGTCGATAATATTCACCCGACACCATATGCTGCGATGATGCTTGGTCTTGGTTGGTCTGAATCACTTGTGGGCGCATTGCATCGTTTAGATGACAGCGAGTCGCAACCATTCGAAAGCGTTCCGACTAACTGGATGCGCAATGGTTTTGGTGTAACGTCACGCCCGACTATCAAGGTGTTTAAGTTGGCGGGTAAAGTACACTTCGACGGCGCGACATCGCCCGAAGGTAACCCGTTCATGCAATTACCGAAGCATTTACGCCCGACTAATGTTAAAATTAAAACAGTTACCTGTCTGGCTGCTACTGGTCTACCGTCAGGCGTTGCAAACTTATACATCGGGGTTGACGGGAATTGTTACGGTTTTAACATTCCAGCGCTCACCGTTTCGCTATCACTCGACACAATTGACTTGTCAGACGTAGCGTTCGTTTAATAGTGATCACATTGTAGCGCTCAACGTTGAGCGCTAATTCGGAGCCTTACACATGTTAAAAATATTCGATCGATTCACCCCTCGCGCTAATGCGGCCGACACGGATTACCCATTCGGGTCGTTTAAAAACGAGACGGTCCCCGGCGCTCGCGACGGCACACCGTTAAATGCAGATTGGGCGAATGACCACGAGGGCTTCGACACCGCGTTATTAGCTGATGCAGGTATCACGCCAAACGGCCTACCTGACACGGCTATCGCATCGCAACGTTTGGATGCTTTGAAAGCTTTTAGTAAGCCCGCAAGTTCTATAGACTTTACGTCATATGTACCTTTAGCTCCGAGGTTTGAACGTTTCGTAGCTGGCCCAACGCATATAACTGGTGCAGCACTAAGAGACGCATTTGTAACGGCTCGCACACTAACCACGCTAACAGACTGCCACGCATTTGCTGACAGAACAATTATTAGCAATGCTACAGATAGTGGTACTTACGGTACATTCGATTCGACAACAGAAATAGCAGGAACTCACGCTCAGTCACACCAGTTCAGTTATCAGAACAGAGCTAAATTTTCGGGTGAGGGGAGCATTGCGACTTGGGGCGGATACATCAGTTGGCCTACTCTTACAGGTGCAGCGTCCACTGTAGGTGAACTATTCCACTTTGAAGCTAAAGACCTTGATTCGCTCGGTAGATTTGACGCAGTATCGAATCAGTTTGGTATTAAAGTTCACAACCAAACAAAGGGCGCCACTGGAAATTACGCCTTTTGGACTACTCAAGCGGTAGGATACACGTTGTACGCACCCGCGGCTGGTAAAGTATTAGTCGGAGGTGAATCCGCATTTACCTCAAGAGCTATATTTGGAGCCAGTAAACCAATGGTTGGCGTTCCACTTAGCTGGGTTGGTACAGTAGGTGCGCCAAAGGGATATGCATCATCTAGCTTAACAACAGTGCAATGGGGTGTTGAAGGGGACTACGCTCACCAATGGGTATCCAATTCAGCAGAAAGGTTAGTTCTTGAGAACTCAACCAAAAACTACGCACTTAGACCCGCTAGCGGAACCCAAGACTTAGGGATATCTACAAGAGGCTTTAATATCGCGTGGCTAAAACAGGTCAGATTAGACCCGATAGCGTCAGCTTCTGCGGAAAACTTGAGCTTATTTGTTAACTCAGCAACTGGAGCACTATCATTCAAAGATAGCGGAGGCGTAGTAAAGGCAATAACTATGGCTTAGGTTTAGAATTATAAAAGCCCCAATTGCGGGGCTTTATTTAACACTTAGTAATTAAAAGGTGATCTATGTCTTTTGTGCGGTTACCTGCTGGAAAAGATATATCCAAGCATTTCAAGATAGCCTTTACATCATCTATTGAATTTACAGCGTCAAAGTTGATTACTTTTGTTTCCTGTCGTGACAATATCATCCCAAGAGTGTTAACTTTTAGCTTGTATTGGTTGCAAGCTTCACAATAATAAGCGGGCTTAGGAGGGTCGCTTAGCAACAATCTTGTTGGGTCAACTATCATATCGCTTTTGCATGTTTTACATTTCATTTTTATTTATCCTTTTAGCTGTTAAACCAGCGTTTAATTCTAACTAATAAGTTTGGTTTATATATTTTATTGTATCCGCATGGGTAGCATATGTTGATGTTACCTTTAAAATTTAATTTATCAATAATACCTTTTGGCAAGTTGTGAATGTTAATTCTTACGAACACATGATTCGCACCATCATGCTGGCAAGACTCACCGCATGTACTGCAATATATAGCCTTATTTTTGGTGCTCATAACTTATCCTTAATGTGAAATTTATTTTTAAGTTTATCCACTGTACATGATAATGACTCGATCGTCAACTAGCCACCAACACAAAGACGGTTCTCAACGAGCCGTCTTTTCCATATCCCGTAGCAGCCATTGGCTCGAATCGAACAATCTTTCTTATCGACGTATTTCCAACGTAACAATTGAGCGCACGCCCCGTTAATGTCACCGCGTTCGAGCATCTTGTAACCTGTGGAATTACTACACGCGCCGACACCCACGTTATAACAGAAGTCAGCCCACGCGATGATCACATTGTCGGGTAACTGATACGGTAAGCGTTCTAATGGTTTGGCGTGTTCGATTAGTTCTTTCATCAATGCCGTGTCGCATTCTTCAATCGTCGCGGTCGTACCAGGTTTAACGCCTTTGGTTCGACCGTAACAGTCCGTCCACACGCCGCCGACATCAAGATATGATTCGGTACGTAACCCTTCGTTAGCCGCAACAAGCGCAACAGCGGCCAACAATGCCCCGCCAATTAATTTGTTGTTCATATGCCCACCCGATGTGTGTTATTATTGAACATATAGTAACATAAACCCACACTTGGAGTAATTATCATGACTGACGCTACTAAACCGACATTACCAGTTAAGCAACAACAACGTGACGCTACTAAACCAGTTAAGCCAGTGACGACCAAGAAATCGAAAGCTAAAAAATAACGATGAGTTATTTACTCTGTGTCGCGTTTCTAACGTTTATCCTAAGTTTAATATACAAACCACATCGTACCGTTTGGTTACTGATTAGTGGCATGTCTTTTTTACTATGGGCTAACGTTCACATGTTCGACCCGCAAGGTGTTGTACTGTACTGGCACAGAGCTATTATTGTGACCATAACGGGTGGATTATTGATCCGTCACGGTTCATGGTTAGGTTTCTATCATTCGATAATATTACTTGTCACACTCGTAGCATATGCCGCATTAGCATATGATGTAGCGCACGGAATGCATATACTCATTTACAACAACTACGAGGCGACCATATATGGACTGGTGGGGTGTCAACTTATCGCAATTTTTCCAACAATACGGTTTGCTTATCGTGATCATCATTCAGATATTCGCGCTTGGTTGGTCAATTTACAAAGGGTTACAAGAGCATGAGCGTTCACACACAAAATGTCGGGAATGTGGGGATTACAAGCTCGGGAGGGATCGCCGTCGCGACGACCGCTAGTGGTGCGGTAGGTTGGATTAACGAGAACGCCGTGATTATCGGTTTGACGTTATCGCTCGTGTCGTTATTGGTCGGTATTTATTTCAAGATACGTTCCGAGCGTAAAAACCGTGACATTGTTGAGCGTCATCATCAAGAAGCGTTACAACTTCAACGCGAACAAATGCAAGCCGAACTAACGCAAAATGCGCAAGCACACGAGGCGTTACGCATTGAATTAATTAAAGTGATGTCGTCTAAAGGCGATTAGCGAGTGATCCCACTCAACGTATCTTCAAGATAGCCAAAACCCTTACCGCCGTTTTCAGCTTTCAACAGGTAAGGCGTGCGACCCGAATCGAGCTCGTGAAGTATTACACGATGCGCTTCGGTCAGTGCAAGCGTAAGCGCTTCGATTCGTTGTTGCGTATCGTAAACCACACTGTGAGATTTAGGGTCGTAGTCTCGCTCTTTTCGACCGTCCTGAAAACCAGCGTCGTATACTTCAATTACCTTATCGTTCATCATACTAATCCTTCTATTGAACGAAACACGCCCTCTTGGAGTTTAAAAGTATACTCACCGATACGTATCACCCGAAAAGTTTCCCGTGTTTCACTGTTAACTTTCACAATGTGGAACTCGGGGAGTGTAAAATGATTAATGTACTCTACGTCTTCGAGGCTAAGGTCCCTTAGCGTAACCTCATCACCATATAACTCCAATGTTACTTCATCCGACATGAGTCTATCGTTTACCAGTATCTTCATTATACTAATCCTTCTAATAAAATTGTTCGTGTCATTTCGGTGCTGCACTTTGACGCAACGCAACGTTTAATATTTTTAAGTAACGTGACGGGGTTTTCAAGTAACGCACCCGTAACGCCGCGGTCAAAGTCACATCGTTCAAGTATGTAAATATACGCGTCGAGTTCTTCAAACGCTTCAATGCGTGCCCACATCGCTTCGTTCGATTTATTATGTTCAACTTGAATGTCGACTACTTTACAGTTGGTTATGTTTACCATATCAATTCACCTCGTTAAATCAGCGCCCGATGTGAAGCGCTTCGTTATGTGTAACAGTACGCTACTTTGACAAGCCCGTCAAGAGTGGTTTAACTAATTTCTCAGCTTGTTCGACGTAATAGTCGTAATTAACCGTTGAGCGGTCAAAGTTCGCCACGTTCGAACAGTCCGTTACACGCCAACCGACACAAATACCCATTTCGCGTTTATCGTGTTTCGACTTATTCTTTGTGTGAATACGTTCGTCGTGAATGACACCCGTTGAATCTTCTTCCGTGAAACCGTCGTTCATTCCATCTAGTTCGGCCATTACAGCTTTGAACGTCGCGTCACTCACTTTAGCGGCTCGTTTCCATGTACCAGGTTCGCCCGTTGGTGGTGCAATTTTATGAAGCGTTCCGCCACTGTTCGACACATAGTAACGTATAATCGTGGCGAGTGGTATTTCCGCGTTGTCATATTCGGCCCAACGCATAACAAGACGGTTCGAACGTGGCACCTTGGCGCGACACATAAAATCATAATCGTCGTCG